ACACAGGTTTCACTGGGTCAAAAGGTGACACTGGATTTACTGGTTCAAAAGGAGACACCGGATTTATTGGTAGTCAAGGTGATGCCGGATTTGCCGGAAGTCAGGGTGATACTGGATTTACCGGAAGTCAAGGCGATGCCGGTTTCACTGGCTCAAAAGGAGACGTTGGATTTACTGGAAGTCAAGGTATTCAAGGTACAACTGGATTTACTGGAAGTCAAGGTATTCAAGGTACAACTGGATTTACTGGAAGCACTGGATTTACTGGAAGTACTGGATTTACTGGTAGCCAAGGTGACATCGGATTTACTGGTTCAAAAGGAGACACAGGTGAGTTCGGCGCAATAGGTTATACAGGTAGCCAAGGCGATGCCGGGTTCACTGGAAGTACGGGCTTTGCTGGTTCAAAAGGTGATACTGGGTTTGTCGGGAGCACTGGTCCTTTAGGTCCTATAGGTTACACAGGTTCCCAAGGTGATACTGGATTTACTGGTTCAAAAGGTTATACAGGCAGTCGAGGTGCAACTGGATTTACTGGAAGCCAAGGCATACAAGGTGATACTGGATTTACTGGAAGCACTGGTTTCGTGGGTAGCCAAGGTGACATCGGATTTACTGGTTCAAAAGGAGACACAGGTGAGTTTGGTGCAGTAGGTTACACAGGTAGCCAAGGTGATACTGGATTTTCTGGAAGCACGGGTTTCACTGGTAGCCAAGGTGACACCGGTTTCACTGGTTCAAAAGGTGACACAGGTAGTCAAGGTGATACCGGATTTACTGGAAGTCAAGGCGATCAAGGTATTCAAGGTGACACTGGATTTACAGGTAGCCAAGGTGATACCGGATTTACTGGGTCAAAAGGTGACACGGGTGCCCAAGGTACCACTGGATACACAGGTAGCCGAGGTGCAACTGGATACACAGGTAGCCGAGGTGCAACTGGATTTACTGGGTCAAAAGGTGACACGGGTGAGTTTGGCGCAGTAGGTTATACAGGTAGCCAAGGTGCAACTGGATACACAGGTAGCCGAGGTGCAACTGGATTTACTGGGTCAAAAGGTGACACGGGTGAGTTTGGCGCAGTAGGTTATACAGGTAGCCAAGGTGCAACTGGATACACAGGTAGCCGAGGTGCAACTGGATTTACTGGGTCAAAAGGTGACACGGGTGAGTTTGGCGCAGTAGGTTATACAGGTAGCCAAGGTGCAACTGGATACACAGGTAGCCGAGGTGCAACTGGATTTACTGGGTCAAAAGGTGACACGGGTAGCCAAGGTGATACCGGATTTACTGGGTCAACAGGTGACACAGGTGCCCAAGGCACCACTGGATATACCGGAAGCCGAGGTGCAACTGGATTTACTGGTTCAAAAGGTGATGAAGGTGAGCTTGGTGCAGTAGGTTACACGGGTAGCCGAGGTACCACTGGATATACTGGCAGCCGAGGTACCATTGGATATACCGGAAGCCGAGGTGCAACTGGATTTACTGGTTCAAAAGGTGACACAGGTGCCCAAGGTGCCACTGGGTACACTGGTTCAAAAGGTGACACAGGTGCTCAGGGTGCCACTGGATATACCGGAAGTAAGGGTGATACGGGAAGTCAAGGTACCACTGGATATACTGGTAGCCGAGGTGCCACTGGATTTACTGGTTCAAAAGGTGACACAGGTGCCCAAGGTGACACAGGGTTCACTGGTTCAAAAGGCGATGTTGGATTTACTGGAAGCAAAGGCGATATTGGATACACTGGTAGTGCCGGTCCTAGTAATATAATCAATGCCACTGATGTTTCAGATAACGATACAGTTTATCCTGTTTTTGTAACAGCAGCGGGAAGCAATCAGACTGCTGAAGTTTCTACTAGTAACTTGTTTTTTAATCCAAGCACTGGTAGATTAACTGCTGAATTCCTAGAAACAGGAAGCGCTGGTTCTGCATCATCTCCTGCTATATTTTTAAATGGTGATGTGAATACCGGGCTGTATCAGAGAACTGGTGATGAACTTAATATATCCACTGGCGGAACTGAGAGATTTAGGATCTCTGCTGAACCAAGAGCAGAAACTAGTGGTGCAGCCACTGACACTAGCCTTAGTCAGTGGAGTACCTTTGATACGCTAGCGTCTGAGCAGTTTATAGCACAGTCTACTGGTGTCTTGATAGCTGGTGATGTTATTTTCTATGCCGCTGGTATAGCAATGTATATTTATAGCCGTGTTATACTTATAGTCACTGGCGGTGCAGCTGTTGCTGTTGGCGGTACCCAGATAGATGGAATAAGCACTAGTGCTCCTTTCGACTATGTGTCGCAGAGTCCTAGTTTGTCAGTCACGGGATTGACTCCTGGAGGAGATTATACGGTTATACTAGAAGTTGCCAAAGGCAATGCTGCAGCTTGTACTGCTCAAGGTCGTGTTAACTACGTACATGGTTAAGGAAAAAATATATGAATAAAACTATAACTAAACAAATGGTAAGAAGTGAAGCTTCTATGAGGTTAGAACATGCTGGGGCACCTTATGTAACCCAAGAAAGAGAAACTTGGCATGAGCAAATCAAAGAAGCAGAGTTGATATTAAATGAATCTTCGGCAGTGGATACATTATTGGTTCCTATTTTATCTGCTAGAGCAGAATCTAGGAATATTAGCCTAGTAGAAATGGCAAATATGGTTTTGACAAAAAGAAATGAATATAAGTTAGCAGTTTCCAAAATACTTGCTGCACAGGATGCATTGATTAACTCCTTGCCAATACCAGATGATTACAAAGATGATAAATACTGGGTATAACTAGGAAAAAATATGCCTGTATCATTAAACACATACCTTGAAGAAACAAGTTCAGAAACTGGAACCACAGTAACAGGAGATCAGGGTTATACTGGTAGCCAAGGTTATACTGGAAGCCAAGGTTATATTGGAAGCCAAGGTTATACTGGTTCTGCTGGTATGGCTTTCACAGATGATAGCATAGGTGGTTCTGGAACTGCCGAAGATCCTTCTTTCGTTGCAAAACTCGCCAATCCAGTTGATATAAATCTTGTTGGAGCGGTTAGTGGAACTGCTAGTTTTGATGGTTCCCAAGACATAGACATAACCACTGCATTATCTATTACTAATCAGTTTACAAAAACACTTACACTAACTGATACATGGCTGGATACTGGGATTTCCGGAAGTGATTTGGATACTGGGACATACATTGTTCAGTTATATTTAAATGACCAAAATAATATAAAAGAATATGTATCTGGTTTGATTAGTTGGTACTCCGGGAACACTGATCCTGATGTTGGGAAAACAAGCAATGAAATACCTCTACATCAATCTGGAGAAAAAACTAAAGCAAATATATTTTTAAGAACTTTCAGGTCTACGCTGGTCAGTGGAGAAAAACTAAAACTTCAGATTTTTTCTACATCGGTGAATACCACGTCAAGTGACTATGTTTTTAAGTTCAAAAAAATATTATAAAAATATCCTCTCATGGGAGTATTTTTTTTCATTTTTAAATAAATATTAATATTATAAAAGCAAAAGGAGATCTCAATATGGCTTTTAAAATCAAAGAAGGTCTGATAGTTGATGACGTTACGGTATTCAACGATTCGGGTGTCTTGCAGGTAAACGCCCCTGCTTGGCAAAATGACCTTACACTTAATATAACAGGTGATGCAACTGGTAGCGCCACATTTAATGGTGACGAAACCAGTGTTGATCTGAGTATTACACTTACCGGTGTTGAAGATGGTACATTTACCGGTGATTTTGTTGGTGATGTTTATTCAACAGATGGCACGTCAAAGGTGTTGGAAAGTGGCACAGATGGCACAGATGCCACTTTTATTGGTAACATCTTAGCAACAGACGGCGTTACCGCAATACTTACAGTTGGCGATGGCGACAGTGTAACAGCAACTTTTGTTGGTGATGTTACCGGCACAGTTAGTGATATTTCAAATCACGACACTGATGATCTTGCTGAAGGTTCAACAAATCTTTACTACACTGATACTCGCGCTCGCGCAGCACTATCTGGTAGTACTGGTATTACATACAATAGTACAACCGGTGCAATCTCCATTGATAGTACAGTTGCTACTCTCACTGGCACACAAACACTTACCAACAAAACACTGACTAACCCAACAGTGAACGCTGGCAGTGGAACTATTGTTCTTCCAACATCTGCTAGCCCAGCACAAACTGCCGAAGGTAGCATTGTTTGGGATTCGGATGGTGATCTGCTCACAGTTGGTACAGGCTCTGGTCGCAAGACTATGGTCGACACCGACAGCACACAAACGCTTGCAAATAAAACACTTACAAGTCCAACAATCACTGGTGTAAGCCCAGTAGTTACTGTTACGCTAACTGGTGATGTTACGGGTACAGCAAATGCTACACTCACCGACCTTGGCAATGGCACAATCACAGTGGCAACCACAGTCGCAGCCGATAGTGTTGCTCTTGGAACAGACACAACTGGTGATTACGTAGAAAGTGTTGCAGTAAGTGCTGGAACTGGTTTAAGTGTAACTGGCACAGGCGAAGGTGCCACTGTAACACTGGCCGGTGTTGACGCAACTGCCGGTGCTGGCTCAGGTACCAAAGGTGTTGCCAGCTTTGACAGTGCAAACTTTAGTGTTACTAGCGGTCATGTTACCATCAAAGATGGTGGTATTGCTAACGCAGAACTGGTTAACGACAGTATTACTATTGGTTCTACAGAAGTTACACTTGGTACAACTGAAACAGCCATTGCTGGTCTAACACAACTTGATGTTGACAATGTTCGCATTGACGGAAATGTTATCAGCACAACCAACACAGATGGTGACCTAACACTTACGCCAAATGGTTCTGGTAATGTTGTAATCAGCAGTGCTACACTTGCCGGTCCAGCAACATTTACCATTGACCCAGCCGCAGTTGGCGATGCAACTGGAACAGTTATCATTAATGGTAACTTGACCGTTCAGGGCACAACCACAACTGTTAACTCAAATGAAGTTAATATCGGTGATAACATTATTGTTCTAAATGCTGACGAAACAGGTACTCCAAGTCAGAGTGCTGGCATTGAAGTCGAAAGAGGAACTTCAAGCAATGTTTCATTCACATGGGACGAATCAAATGACTACTGGACCGTTGGCAGCGAAAAGATTGTTGCTGACTCCTTTGAAGGTGACATCATTTCAACATCTGTCGACATTGATGGTGGTGCCATTGACGGAACAGTAATAGGTGCTAACACTGCTGCTGCTATCACAGGTACGACAATCACCGCAACTACCGGTTTTTCTGGTGATTTAACTGGTAATGCAGACACCGCATCTGCGCTAGATAGTGCTGTTACCATTACACTATCCGGTGATGTTACGGGTACTGCAACATTTGTTAACGGTGGCGACACTGCAACAATCACTACTACCATTGCAGCCGATAGTGTTGCTCTTGGCACAGACACCACTGGTGACTATGTTGCAACTATTGCAGCAGGTACCGGAGTTAGCGTAACAGGTGCAGGCACAGAAGGCCGCGCAGCCACTGTTGCACTAAGTCACCTTGGCATTGAAAGCCTAACAGATCCAGATGCTGATCGTATCCTATTCTGGGACGATAGTGCTGGTGCGGCAGAGTGGTTGACAGTTGGTGATGGCCTATCACTGAGTGGCACAACACTTGCAAATACGCAGCAAGCATTTAAAACAATCAGCGTTTCTGGCCAGAGTGATATTGTTGCTGACCAAGTCAACGACACGCTGACTATTGTTGGTGGTGATAACATTACTGTTACCACGAACGCAGCAACTGACACGATCACTATCACAAACGATGTTGCTGGTGATACTGCGCTTGAGAGTGTAACTGACACAGTTACTGCATCAAGCACTGAAATCATTGATAGTTTTGATGCAACTGTTTACAGAAGTGGAAAGTACTACATCCAAGTTGATGATGGTACAAACTTCCAAGTTTCAGAAGTTATGGTTATCCACAATGGCACAACAGCAGACCTTATTGAATATGGTGTTCTTGAACTAGGAACTGCCATGGGCGATGTTAGCGTTGCTTACAATGCAGGAACTGTTGAAGTTTCATTTGCTAACAACAGTGCTAGCGCTGCTGATGTTGTTATCAAGCGTGTACTTCTTCCGGTTTAATAAAAACTGAAAAATAAATAATCTAGAGATCGGGAAATAAATATCCCCGCTCTTTTTTTTGCTAAATAAGTATAGTAAATAATATTAGCCAATATTGGGGAAAGGGAACCGATGGCAAATGTAGATTTTGTGGTCAAAAATGGCCTAATAGTCACCGATGATGCAGAGATAAACGGCACAGGATCATTAAAAATACCAGTAGGTGGAAATGAACAGCGGCCTCAGTTACAATCTTCGCAATATGGACACTTAAGATATAACTCTGACATAAGTGCATACGAAGGTTACAATGGTGAGATATGGGTTCCTTTTGGCGCAGAGTTAAACTGGATTAATAAGACAACAAACTACACAGCCATCAACAAAGATTACATCTTAACAGATACTAGCAATGGTGGTTTCACAATAACTCTTCCATCTTCGCCCAACACAAATGACTTTATAGTTATTGGTGATGGAGCAGACTGGAGTGTTAATAATCTTACCATAAATGGTAATGGAAATGATATAGAAGGAAGTTCCAACAACTTTATTCTAGACATTAAAAATGCAAAAGTAGAGTTTATTTACAACGGCTCAGAATGGCAGATATTCAGTAATATAGGTGCCAAAGGGGATACTGGTTACACTGGAAGCAGTGGTGTTCAGGGTTATACAGGAAGCAGAGGCAATACGGGTTTTGTGGGTTCCCAAGGTATTCAGGGTATCCAAGGATATACCGGGAGTCAAGGAAACACAGGCGCACAGGGGTCTGTTGGATATACCGGCAGCAAAGGTGATACTGGATTTGCTGGTAGCAAAGGTGATACCGGATTCACTGGCAGCAAAGGTGCAACCGGAGATCAAGGTTCAGTGGGATTCACTGGCAGCAAAGGTGACCAAGGTGAACAAGGAACACAGGGATATTCTGGAAGCCAAGGTATACAAGGCATTCAAGGTGATGCTGGATACACCGGAAGTCGCGGTGATATTGGTTTCACAGGTAGTCAAGGTGATACTGGTATTCAAGGTGAAACTGGTTTTACTGGATCAACAGGAAATATTGGCTTCACCGGAAGTCAGGGAAATGTAGGTGAAACAGGTTCCCAAGGTGATACTGGTTTTACTGGATCAACAGGAAATGTTGGATTTACTGGTAGTCAAGGCATCCAAGGTATTCAGGGTGACATCGGATACACCGGAAGCCGTGGTGATATTGGCTTTACTGGAAGTCAAGGTGATACCGGATTTACCGGAAGTCAAGGTGATACCGGGTATTCTGGAAGCAAGGGTGATATTGGATTTACTGGGAGCCAAGGTGCACAAGGAACAAGCATCACGATAAAAGGAACTGTTTCAACAACAAATGATTTGCCTAGTGGTGGGAATACCACAGGGGATGGATACATTGTCGAAGCAGATGGCGATCTTTATGTCTGGGATGGTTCACAATGGAACAATGTTGGCCAAATAGTTGGCCCAGAAGGCCCTACTGGTTTCACTGGAAGCCGTGGCGATACTGGATTCACTGGGTCAAAAGGTGATACCGGATATACCGGAAGCCAAGGCGTTCAAGGGATTCAAGGTGAAATCGGTTATACAGGAAGTCGTGGTGTTGTTGGTTTTTCTGGAAGTCAAGGCATTCAAGGGGTTCAAGGTGAAATCGGTTATACAGGAAGTCGTGGTACCATTGGATATACCGGTTCCAAAGGAGACACTGGTGCCCAAGGTGATACTGGATACACTGGTAGCCGTGGTGTAATCGGATATACAGGTTCCAAAGGAGTCACGGGTGCCCAAGGTGATACCGGTTTTACTGGATCACGAGGAAATGTTGGATTTACTGGTAGTCAAGGCATCCAAGGTATTCAGGGATATACCGGAAGTCAAGGAAACCAAGGAAGTACTGGGTTTACTGGGTCAAAGGGTGATACCGGATCGCAGGGTGTTTCTGGGTATACGGGTAGCAAAGGGGATATTGGATTTACTGGGTCGAAGGGTGACGCCGGTAGCCAAGGCGATACCGGGTTTACTGGTTCAAAAGGAGATCAAGGAGTTCAGGGAATCCAAGGATACACTGGTAGCCAAGGAACTCAGGGCGTTCAAGGTGATCAGGGTATCCAAGGTGAACAAGGCATTCAGGGATTTACTGGTAGCAAAGGCAACACGGGTGCTCAAGGTGCCACTGGATATACTGGATCAAAAGGTGCCACAGGTGCTCAAGGTGCCACTGGATATACTGGATCAA